CTCCTGGTCCCCACCCGGACCTGCCCGTGAGGGTCTCCCTGAACCGCGAGGGATTTTACATGTAGCGGGCTCTACTAACTAACCATACATCGAACTATGACTAACACTTCTAAGTCAGGTAGTTTGGATTTAGAAATTGATTATCGTGATTTCTGTTTAGAGGAAGTTGCGGCTGGTGTTTCTATCGGATCCATTCCTACTTTCGATCAATTTAAAGAAATACGTTCCGAGATGTCATCAGACAAGGACCTGAAGTTTGTTTCACCCAACAAACTAGGTGGCCTAGCTGGTGCAGCCGGGGCGGCCTTTCAGAATCCTTCAATTCGTAGGATGATGGATGCTGGCGTTGACGCAGTATCTAAGGAAGGTGTGCGCATTGCTGAGGGTATTGCCGGTAGGCTGGCCAGCGGTGAGGCGTTCGTTAAAGTTAAGCGTGACTTTGGTGACACTGGAGGAAACTCTGGTCGAGGTGCCGGCGGAGATGGATCTGCAGGTAATCCGTTCAATCCAAACCGCATGAACTACAACCCAAAGCCGGTTCAAGTCCGTCTTAGTACACCCATAAGACCTAAAACTTATGGTGAGTACTATCCCGAGTCTAAACCGGAAATGAATGTATTGGATCTAACGCAGGTAGTACTCCAAGTCCCAGACGGAGCTGCGTCAGAACTCAAGTCTTACTTCGACACTGTAATTACTTTCAACTTCCAGAATGACGCTCAAATGCGAGTGAATTTCAACGTTGACGCGATCAACAAATTTAGTGCCACGAATCTTCGTGAATGGATGAACAGATATGCTAATGCGTATGCTAAATACGTGTGGTACACATCTATTATTAACTACTGTAATGAACCACTTCAGCAGAACGCAGGTATGCGAGCTCTACGAGCTATGATGACTCCGACGTTACTAGATGATCTTTCACAGCTAGCAAACATGCTTGACGGTACACCATGTCCGCCTAAGTTCCGTGAGTTAATTCATTTCGTCTACGGTGCTCCGTTCAAGGTTAGTAATAATCCAGGATCACAGATCCGTATGATTAGTCCATCAGTTCTGATTCACAGCTCTGGTGAATTTGGAAGTGCTTTAGACCAACTTCCAGCCGCTGATATTCAAGATGTTATCACACAGCTGTTTAACATGCGTGAAACTACGGCTCTTATCGCACGAGTTTGTCCTTCGTGGATACCTGGTAGAGGTAACACTCCTGCAGGAGCAGCAGTTTGTGAGTATTCTCCTAACTGGTCGACTCTGTGGGAAAATCTTCCATACCACGTGTATGCTGGCGATATCCAGCACTTTGGTCCTTCAGTTAGCGCTGAAAACCAAGATGCTACTTACGGTTCCTCAGCTGACACTCTGGATGGTGCAGTTACTGCACTTTGGAATGCCTATGACACTAATCTATCTGGATCTTATTTAGAGAGGTTTAGACCTGGTACAATTATACCTATCGCTAGTGGAGCTTCGGGTTCAACTCCTGGCATCACTTCCTATTCTAACAGAATTCAGTATAGGCTAGATAGCACTTCCGGTACTCCGGGATTCTATCTAACAGCAGTCGGATCGAATCAGATGAATTACATGAGATTAGAGACTTACACGGTTACGGGTAACGGGATTTCACACCCGGTTGTTTGGCCAGGTAGAGAGCTAATCAACAATATGAACATCGCTTCAGCCCGTCAGACATCCTACGAGCTTTACTCTTGGATGTTTGATATGGGAGGGACATCTAATCCATCCTTCTCTAGAGACTCAGGCTCTAAGAGACGTAGAGGCGGTAAGCCTAAAATGGATTCTTCGGAAACGAAAGAAGAAATTTAAGTTATAGGAGGTCACTATGCAAATTGAAAAGCTAACGCAATCTTACTTGGTAAGTATCCTTGAGGAAGAGAAAATCCCAATGGTTTCGAACGCTCTTCAGCTATTACGCGAAGGAAAGGAGCCTACACCACGTAGTCCCCTATTTAAGGATGAG